GTAGACTGGTCAGGCAAGTATACTAAAAGATACAGAAAAGATTTAGGTTATTGGACAAATATGGTTAATGCAGAGGTTATTGGCAACATATTTGACAACCCAGAACTGTTGGAAGTTGACTATGACGGAGAATGAAGCAATTAAGATATTAAAGAAAGACAGTTGTTATGAATGCGCACAAGGCACAGACAGCCCGTTTAATTGTGAATATGGGGAATGCAGAGTTGCGAAAGCTACTAGAGCAGCAATTAAGGCACTGGAAGAGGTTCAGAAGTACCGCGCAATCGGCGCACCGGAAGAATGTCGGGCGGCGGTGGTTGAGCAGTTGGAAGCATACAGTAATGCAGATGAAGCAGAAAGACTTGGAACGATGCCAGTAGTGGAGCTTGCAGACGCAATTAAAATTGTGAAAGGCGGTGGAGTAGATGCGAAAACCGATTCCTAAATCCGTAAGGAAACAGGTATATGCGAAATACAATGGGCATTGCGCTTATTGTGGCTGTGAAATACCGGAGAAAGGCTTTAATGTAGACCATTTGCATTGCCTTAGAAATTATGAGTACACCGAAGAATTTACCGGGATTGACGTACACGATATAAGCAATCTGATGCCGTCTTGCGGGTCATGCAATCGCTACAAGTCAACAATGGATTTAGAGACATTCAGAAAGCAGTTACAGAAGATACCAGACAGACTGAAAAGAGATGTGTGTACATACAACATTGCTCTGCGGTATGGCATGGTGCAGGAAAACAGAGAACCTATAAAGTTCTATTTTGAAAGGGTAGGTGGCGCAGATGGCAAAGAGCAGAGCCAGTAAAATGAACGGCTATCGTAGCATGGTAAGCCGTCAGAAAAATGATGTTTTTAAGTTTAAGCAGAAAAGGAAAAAGAAAAAATAAGTCGAAAGGAGTAAGAGGTTTGCTGGCCAGCGTTAAAGAGCTCTTTACTTCAAAAACAAATGGAATCAGTACAAGATAGGATGAAGCGACTTGGAGCTTATGAGAAGATTGCTTCATTCATGCAAAAAGAAAAGCAGGATTACAGCTTTAAAAGAAAATATGCACAGATCAGAGCGGAAGAGTTCAGATCAGAATGTGATCGTAGAGAATTGAACTGCCATGTATCAGTTGGAGGTTTGGACAGCATCATATTGTATATGTTCCTTCATGAAGTGTGTCATATCGATGTACCAGGTGTATCAGCATCTACACTCGAGGATGCAAGCATTCAAAGAGTACATAAGGCAATAGGAATTATAAATGTGCCACCGCTCATGCGGGATGATGGTACACGATGGACAAAGCCAAAGGTTATACGGGAGTTTGGCTTTCCGGTCATATCCAAGGAGATTGCAGGAAAAATCGAGTTGCTGCAGAATCCAACGGAAAAGAATAAGACAGTCAGACACGCGATCATAACGGGAGAGACCGGGGAATACGGCGGCTGGCAGAAGAATTCGAAGATGCAGCTTAATCAGCGGTGGTTAAAGCTGTTCGGTGGGTATGAAAATGAAACCGAAGGATGCGACTTTCAAAAGCCGGATTTTCTGGTATCGGCGAAATGCTGCTATTACCTTAAAGAAAAGAATTGTGATGACTGGGGAAAAGAGCATAACAGTGTGCCGTATTTGGGGCTGATGGCATCCGAGGGTGGAAGACGTGCCAAGAGCCTGCGGATGAATGGCTGCAATTACTTCGGGGCATCCACGATCAGATCAGCGCCGTTTGCAATCTTCCACCGGCAGGATATTCTTACACTTGCCTTGGAGATGGATGATCTCTGGAAGAACGGATTAAAAGAGAAGTATCGTGCTGCTGGAATCAAGGATGGGATAATAACAGAAGATTTTCAGATGCCGGAATCTTTGATACCAGAGATTTACGGCACAATCGAGAAAAAGCCGGATGGTACATTGTATACAACAAAGGCGCAGCGTACCGGATGTAGTATGTGTGGTTTTGGAATCCACATGGAGAAACGACCGCATCGGTTTGATCTGTTGTATGAGAGCAACCCGAAAGAGTGGGACTATCTGATGTTCCATATGTGCAAGGATGCTGACGGGAACGACTACGGATGGGCGAAGGTTCTGGACTACATTGGAGTTGGATGGGATCCGACAACGATCGGTGGTAATTGCAAAGGGCAGATGAGTTTAGAAGACTTTTTGTAAGCAGTTAATTTGTTTGTTATTTTCTTATTTCATATTAAATGCAGAGATCTCAATTACGAAAAAGGAGGTTCTGCAAATGGATAAGGTATATCAGATCATTTTCGAAATCTTATGTGGGCTTATTGTTAACATTTTGTATGATTATCTAAAAAAATAGAGCATTAAGAAAGGAGCCGAACCTCCGGCCGGGGTAACGATATATCGGGTTCCTTTGAAAAAATGAAGAATAGTGAATTAAAAGAATATGTAAACAGCTTTCCGGATGATGCACCGGTGAGTATTATCTGCGCGAATCCAAGAAAAAGAAAACTGTACAAGTTGGAAAATGTAATGTGGGTGACAGACCAAGGGCAGCCTTTGATCCTTATTGACATTGGAAAAGAATCGGATATGGATGCAGAAATGATATCCGCTTGCAAAGAGGATGAAAAGTCTGCGGATGATCTGGAAGGACAGATGCAGATCGAGGACTTCCTGGAGGTGATGCCATGATTAACGGAGATTTAATTATTGATTGCTTTGCTGGTGGTGGCGGTGCAAGCGTAGGGATTGAGATGGCACTTGGACGCCCGGTTGACATTGCAATTAATCACGATCCACAGGCAATTCGAATCCACAAAATCAATCATCCGAGTACTTTACATTTGACAGAAGATATTTTCAAAGTTGATTTACAGAAATATGTAGGTGGCAGACATGTTGCACTTATGTGGGCATCGCCGGACTGTACAAGCCATAGTAAGGCGAAAGGCGGGCAGCCCAGAAAGAGAGGGCTGAGGATACTTCCGTGGGCGGTATACAAACATGCAAAAACAATTTTGCCGGATGTGATCATTATGGAGAATGTGGAAGAAATCCAACAGTGGGGACCGCTGGATCCGGACGGTCATCCGATACCGGAACGTAAGGGAGAGGACTACAGAAAGTTTATATCATCGATGCAGTCACTCGGGTATGCATTCGATAGTAGGGAGCTTGTAGCTGCTGATTATGGCGCACCGACAACACGTAAGAGATGGTATGCGATATTCAGGAGAGACGGCAAAGCGATTGTTTGGCCAGAACCTACGCATAGCAAGTCTGGTATTGTATTACCACGATGGAAACAGTGCGGAGATTATATTGATTGGTCGAATTTAGGAAAATCAATTTTTGATCGTAAAAAGCCGCTTGCGGATGCGACAATGACGCGAATTGCAAACGGCATACAAAAATATATCATTGATAATCCGCATCCGTACACTGTGAACGATAAACGAGCCATAGCTTTTTTGATTCAGTATCACAGTGAAACGAAGAAAGGCGATGCAAGAGGTCAGACGATTCGGGAGCCAATCAAGACCATTGATACAAGCAATCGGTATGGACTTGTTACAGCCTTTATTACCAAGTTCTATAAAACGGGAATCGGGCAAGGATGTGATGAGCCGATACATACGATCACAACATCGCCTGGGCATTTTGGACTTGTATTCGCGTTCTTGATTAAATATTACGGAACTAGTTGCGGTCAGCCAGTGACAAGTCCACTTGCAACAATTACAACAAAGGATCGGTTCGGGCTTGTGAATGTGATAATTGAAATTGACGGTGAGGAATGGATAATAGCAGATATATTTCTGCGAATGCTGAATGCTGCAGAATTAAAGCTTATGCAGGGATTTCCACCGGATTACATCTTGGAACGTGATATAAGCGGTAAGGCAATTCCTGTAAAGGAAAGGGTTGCGAAGATTGGCAATAGTGTTGTGCCGATAATGGCAGAGGCACTTGTGGCTGTAAATTGTCCATATCTTATTGTTGGAGAGCGGATACCGAATATGATGATATCGACAGAACAGACCGGACAGCTCCGGTTTGCGTAATTATTCCTTTTCACATACCGCATTTCTGGCAGCAATATTTGCCAGCATGTCACTCAGCACTACCAGATCAGCAGCAAGGATGGCAACCTCATCGTCTGACAGGCAGTCGGCAAGCTGGCAGGCAAGTGTTGAAAGAAAATAAAGGTTTGAACAGTTTTGCATAAGATCACCAAAGCAGTTTTATATATTTTATGCGTCTGCGGTGAAACTGTGCGAAGAATCTATAAATTTTAGTATCAGATAACAAAACCAAGCGATCATATAGCACCTCCTACTATCTAGTATATGCGGATGGGGCAAAGATGATTCGCTAGGGATGTGATTTGAAACAATGAAGAATAGATTAGTGAAAAATGCACATTGACAATTGAATATTGACGATAAACTTGGATAAAATTTATATAGGAAGTGGAAGAACATGAATATTTATGATATAATAATCAAGAAAATCGGAGAAGAGTGGGAACAAGAGATGAAAAATAGAGGAACTGTTGGAAAATGGGAGGTTCCAATCTATTCAAAATCTCAAATCAATAAAGCTGGGATTGTTCTTTCAAATCCAAATTCAACTGAAGATGAAAGAAGCGAAGCACTTAAGGTAGTAAACAATTGGAGAGCTTCGCATGCATATCCGCTACAAGTTATATGTAGCCATTTAAGAAGAAATAATCCGAATGCTATTGTTGTACAGAGATTAAAAAGATTAGAATCTATAACAAACAAATTGGAGAGAAATTCTGATCATACCATGCAGCTATATAGAATGCATGATCTTGGAGGGTGTCGTGTAATTGTTAATACAATTGATGAGGTATATCAGGCTGTTGAACGGTACAAAAAATCCCGAGTAAGACATATATATAAAAGACAATACGATTACATTCAAAACCCAAAGCGTTCGGGATATAGATCTTTTCATATGGTATATCAATTTCATAGTGACAGCAAAGCAACATATAATCAGAATATGCTTATCGAAATACAGTTTAGAACAAAATTACAGCATATTTGGGCAACTGCTGTTGAAATGATGGGGATTTATACTAAGAGCAATCTTAAATCAAGTCAAGGAGATGAAGATGTTTTAAGGTTCTTTACATTAGTGTCATCAGTTTTTTCCATTATAGAAAAAACTCCTGTTTGCCCAGATACATCCAATGATTATGATGAACTGGTAAGAGAAATAGGCGAAATCGATAGGGAACATAATATCATTTCTGCTTTAAGCGGGTTGAGTGTTGCCATCGATTATGTGAGTGATAAGAACAAAAATAAGTATAACAAAAATGGTTATTATGTCTTAATACTAGATTATCAAGAAAAATTGGTGAGAGTAAGACCTTTTAAGCAATCCAATATTGAATTGGCAACTAGAATATATGATCAAATTGAGAAAAATGTTGGAGATCACAAAGATGCTGTGTTAGTATCAGCATCATCTTTCGAAACTCTGAAGACGGCATATCCGAATTACTTTACGGATATTTCGCAATTTGTAGCTATGATGAGAAAAATATTGAAATAGTGGAGAAACATGGATTACAAAAAATCATACGAAAGCGCCTTAGATTCCCTTGCATTCGGCGAGTGTCCGGTATGTCCACCGGATAATCTCGATATGGATAAGGAATGCCAAAAGTGCATGGATAGCGATTCTGATACATTTGAAAAGCGAAGAATATGTTGGAACAAAAAATTTACAACCGAATAATGTGAAACAAGAAACCAAGTGCCAACCGGAGCACTTGGTTTTTTGTTGCTACAATGAAAGGAGGAATGTTTTGTGGATGAAAAGGAAGTATTCGAAATATGTAACCAGGTAGACAGCTTCATTGCTGCAGAATTGACAGAATCCATCGTAAAGGGAACCTCGTATGACATGCTGGAAGCACACCACGGTATTCTCCCAATCAGCAGGAATTGCTTTTACCGCCGCCGCAGGATCGTACAGCGGATCATTAAGCAGAGGTTAGGGCGGATCGAAGAGGAACAGAGCGGCCAGATGCGGATGGTGTGGTAAAAATTTCCATTTGACATAATCGAACACATGTTTTACCATTAGGCATATAAGGAGGTAGCAAATGGGAGAAAAGCCAAACAACGAGCTTACGGATAAAGAAAGAGAAATGTATGAGTATATTGTGAAGCACATGGAAGAAAATTTAATTTCTCCATCTTTTCAAGAAATCTGTAAAGGAGTAAACACAAAATCAAAGTCATGTGTGCATTATAGGCTTAAAAAGTTAATGGAAAAAGGCTATATAACTCTGCGAGAAGGGGAACCAAGAACAATTCGCCCAATTGGGTATAAATTAGTAAAAGAAAGCGAGGAGTAAAGAATGTATACAAAGTTGTTGTCAGTAATTGCCATTATAGAAATAATGTGGGGAACAATATTTTCGGTATTATGTGTACTAAAAATGACATTAAAAGATATTGCAAGATCTAGTTCGTTGGGAGGAATTGGAGATGGGTGGAAAACCAATCTTACACAAAGACACTATGCGCGATGCGGAATTTTGTACATAGTTTTTGGAAGCCTGCTGCAAATATATATGGTGTTTGCTGGAGACATAACAAGGGTTTCATTTTGGATAGCCACTGCAATTGTGGTTATTATACCTTCTGCATTCGCGGTATGGAGCACAAGAAGATATTTGAATCAACTGAAAAATGATATTAAACATTAAGATACTTTGAGAAGAGAGGAAAAACAACCTCTCTTTTTTCATGCCTTAAATTGGTACAAATCCACTGAAATACTGCTTTATAATTATGGTATGAGGAAAGGACTATGCCATGTATAAAGCACAGAGAAATTATGAAAATGTACAGAGAATGTTATTTGACGGAGTGGGACAATATGACATGCCGGAGATAGAACCTACACAATTTGATAACGCTGAATTTATTGGCTTCAATTATGCGAAGAATGCAAAAACTCCAGAGAATAAGGCTGTACATTTCTTCCTGGATGATTACCAGTTTACCAGAGCGTGGACGGATCCGGACAGATATGTACCAATACTGCAACGGTTTAAGTATGTGTTGACACCGGATTTCAGTTTATATACGGATTTTCCGAAGTCTTTACAGATATACAACCACTACCGTAAGCATTGGCTGGGAGCGTATTGGCAAATGAATGGCATAAATGTTATCCCGACAATCGGATGGAGTGATCGAGATTCGTTCGAGTGGTGCTTTGATGGAGAACCTACACAAAGTGTTGTGGCGGTTTCTTCTGTTGGAACACAGAACAGTAAGGAGAAGAAGCAGCGGTTTCTGGATGGCTATTTCGATATGGTGGAGAGGTTGCAACCTACACAGATTATTTTTTATGGCAGAGTTCCGGATGAATGCAAAGGGAATATTGTACATATTAAGCAGTTTAGTGATAAGTGGAATGAAGCGGAGGTAGCGCAGTGGTAATGAATTTACAGTATTTTGGTGGTCGCGGTAGCTCTAGCGGATTTGGCAAAGAAAACGGAAATGTTGTAATTCAGAAGAGACCGGAACCAAATGCTCAAGGATATTCGTTTTACATGACCGGAAACAGAGATGTGATAACGAATTGGGACGATGAAGGAAATTATCATGAAAAAGGCTTGAAGAAAAAAGAACCTATTCGGCAACGCTTTTCTACACAAGAAGAGGCGGTCAAGTATGCTAAGAAGAATGGATATAAATATCTAAATCTTTGAAAGGAATATAAATGGGTGGAAGAGGTACGAGCAGTGGAATAAGCACAAATTCCATTACGATTTCAAACGGGATAAAACGAGAAATGCTTAGCAAGGGATTGAACAGCAAATTTAAAGGCGTGCAAAGAGACGCAAAAGCTGGCACTGGCAGTTTTACTTACAAAGACGCAAGAGCGATTGGGAGTGTTGATGCCCTGAAAATGGATATTCTTAGAGTGCATGAAAATAGTAACAATACCCTTGTTGAAGGAATAATCCGAGGAAAACACGTTTTTTACGCAAACAAAAATTCGGATAGTACGATTCAGAAAATAAAAAATAATATAGACAAGAAAAAGCAAAAACAAATCCGCGATTCGCAGGAAAGACCGGAAATCCGAACCACAAGCACTTACGACAGATGGAAGAAAAACCACGACAAAAATTTCGATGCATGGTTTAATGGAGGAAGAAAATAGATGGGCGGCAGAGGAGCCGGTAGTGGCATAAGCGATAGAGGTAATGAATATGGATCACAATTTCACTCAATCATGGATGTGAATGGAAAACCTTTGGTATCAGGAAATATAAAATTTATAGAATCAAATTCAAGAAATTCAGAAAGTCTTTTTGAAACCATGACAAAAGGGAGGGTCTATGCTGTAGTTGGTGGAAATGATTTATTGAAAATAGTTTATTTCGATAAAGAAAACAAACATGTAAAAGAAATAAACTTTGGACATAGGCATGCAGAACTAGATCCGCATGTGCATCATGGGTATTATCACAATGAAAGAGATGGAGAAAAGGGCGCAACAAAACTAAATGTTGAAGAGAAGAAGATGGTAGCAAGAGCTAAGAAAATATGGTATGATTATCTTGGTAGAAGATAGTTTAGGCTGGCAGAACAGGTTGATAGACAAGGCATCGGTTCGATTCCGGTTGACTACCAAGAGGATGTACCATAACGGTATGTCCTTTTTTAGTGCCATGAAAGGAGATGATCGGTTGGCAAACCTAAGAGGCAAGATGAAGAAACTACAGACGGCAATTATAAAGCGAGGCATGGTTGTAAAGATAAATCAGAATCAGTTCTACTCAGAAGATCAGAACCGCATGATCACATCCTACCGCATCATTACGCCTGTAGAGTGCTATAACCAAGGTAAGAAAGAATGGAAGACAAAGGACTATGAGGTACTGAAGACTTGCTCAATGGTGGAGGTAATCTATTGTCTGTTAGATATCTATAAGGCGGTGAGCGGATGATGAAATGTAGAGAATGTGGGAAGATATTGCCGCAGGAGCAGAGAATAGATATTTGTCTCGACTGCTCCAGAAAGAATATGCAGAAACTGTTTCGGGATGATCCAGAGCTGAAAGATGCATTCCGAGAGACAATAGAGGAATTAAGAAAGCCGGAGAATGTAAAGAAGATGGTAGATGGCGCTTGCCGTGTGGTAAATGTCATTAACGAAATGCGAGATGGGCGGTGATGGGATGAAGAAAGAACTCACGCCGAAACAGAAAGCGTTTGCAGACGAGTATATAAAGAATGGCGGGAATGGAACGGATGCCGCAAGAAAGGCAAAATATAAATGCCCTGAGCAGCAAGCAAAAGAGAACCTACGGAAACCACTGATTTCAGAGTATATAGCATCGCAGATGGAACGCATCGAAAAGGAGCAGCACCGCGACATTATGAGCCTTGCCGACATCCAGGAGCGTAGAAGTAAGATCGCCAAAGGTGAAGTTGTGGACGGACTGGGATTCGCTCCGGATTTCTCCGATCAGCTTAAAGCTATGGACGGTTTGGAAAAGGCGCTGACCATAGCGGAAAAGCAGAAGATTGAGCGCGAGGAAAAGGAAAAGCGCGAGAAAGCACCGCTTTGGACTGTACCAATCACAGACATTACCTCCGACTTCGTGGAAATCTACCGGACAGTGCATGAAGCATTTGCCGGCGAGATAGATGTGCATGAGATCGTGTCTAAGGGCGGGCGTGGTTCTATCAAGTCGAACTTCTGGGGAGATTTGGCGTATGAAACCATCCGGCAAGATCCACAGGCACATATTGTATATACCAGACGATATAAGGTTGATCTGCGCGGATCTGTGTATAATCAGTTTATGAAAACTGTGATCCGATATAACGATATGGATAATTGGGATTTCAAACAGTCTCCTATGTGTGCGGTGTACAAGCCAACAGGACAGATGGTAATGTTCGTGGGAGCGGACAAGCCTATTTCGCTTAAATCGTTCAACGTGCCGTTTGGATATGTAAAGCTGCTGATTCATGAAGAGTGTGACGAAATGGCAGGCGTGGAGCAGATGGATAATATCGAGGATACATTCCTTAGATCTGATACGCCCGCACTTGATATCAAGATATTCAACCCGCCGAAATCAAAGAACAACTTTATGAACCAGTATGTGGAAGAGTGCCGGAACAAACCACAGACAAGAATATGCCACAGTTATTACTATAATGTGCCGGTAAAATGGCTTGGTAAACGATTCTTCGAGCGTGCAGAGTGGTTTAAGGCACATAAGCCATTGTACTATCGGAACAACTACCTGGGCGAAGTGACCGGAACCGGCGGTGGTATCTTCGATAATGTGGAAGAACGCACTATCACGGACGCAGAGATCGAGAATCTTCCATTTTTCTATTATGGCTTGGACTTTGGTTTTGAACATCCACAGACGTTCGAGGTTTCATACTATGACGAGGACACAGATACATTGTATTGCGTGGCAGAGGTATTTGCCAAGCGGTGCAAGAACAGCACATTTTCCCGAAAGATTAAGAAGTACATCGAAGAGGAAATTATCTGTGATTCTGCCCGACCGGATGCAATTGCAGAAATGCAGGACTGGGGATTTAATGCAATCGGTGCAAAGAAGCGTTGGGGGTCTGGTAAAGGTAGAGACTACTGCTGGGAGTGGTTGCAGCAGACCGCAAGGATTGTGGTTGATCCGGAACGATGTCCGCACCTTGCGCATGAGTTGACAACATTGGAGCATGAGCAATTGGCAGATGGCAGCTTTTCGGACGCTTACCCGAAGATTGGTGAGGACTGTACAATGGCACTGATCTACGGATTGAACCGTGTGATTATGGAGAGCCGGCGCAATAATGGACTGTATGATGACGAGATAGACGAAGATGAGGAGGAAGAGAATGAAGAATACGAAGATTAATGTACTTGGAACGGAATATGCAATCATTGTTGAAGAATTTTCCGACAGTGATACAGATGGATATTGCGATTATACCAACAGAGAAATACATCTGAGATCTGATAATACAAATGGGGTTGGAGATTTTGATGAATTGCAGAGAAAACAACTTCGACATGAAATAATTCATGCTTTTCTTGCAGAGAGTGGATTACAGTCAAATTTTCAACATTGTGATCGGTTTGGTCATGATGAGACTATGGTTGATTGGTTCGCAATTCAGTATCACAAGATAAGCACAGTGTATAAGCAACTTGGAATATAGGTGGTGACGTATGAACATATTCACGCGAGTAAAGGAGTTTTTTATGAATTTATTCAAAACAAGTGCAGAGAAAGAATTTAATGTTGATATCATCTCCTCGGATCTGATGGAGATTGCGCAGGCAGAGTGGCAGAACATCATCAAGGGCAGACCGTATTGGATGAGTAAGAATGTGCGCACGATCAACTTTGCAAAGTTCTTATGCTATTACACCAGCAAGAAGACATGCCTGGATCTCAATGTGACAATCAGTGGCAGCGACAGGGCAGATTATATCGATCAGTGCATTAAGGCTATGATTCAGAAGTCCATTCGTGACAAGGTAGAGGATGCGTGCGGCGCAGGTGGTATCATCATCAAACCAAACGGCACATACAATCCGACCGGAGCAATCGACTATGTAATGCCCGGCAGTTTTGCAGTAACGGAAAAGAACAGCAATGGGGATATTCTGGGAGTTATCTTTATTGACCGACAGATCAAGGGTGATGATTACTATACCAGATTGGAGTATCAGCATTTCACCTCTTCGATTGGCGAGGACGTGGAGAACACAGGACGTACATATACGATTGAAAATAAGGCTTTTAAGTCCAGAGGTAGTGACAGTCTGGGGCGCAGCATTGCACTGGCGGATGTACCAGAGTGGAAAGACATTCCGGAGTCAATCAGTATTTCCAATGTGGAAAAGCCATTGTTCGGGTATTTCAAGATGCCGTATAACAATACGATTGATTATGCATCCCCGGAGGGAGTGGCAGTATTTGCGAACTGCATCGAGGAATTGCGCAATTTGGATGTTGCATGGAGCCGAAAAGATGATGAGGTGGACGATTCACAGCACATCACATTTATTGATGAAAATGCGTTGACGAAACGTGACAAGAATACCGGTGATAAGGAGAGAGTAGAACTTCCGAGATTTGTAAAGGGATTGAAGCATGGAGTGGATGCAGCCAACACCGTAGATGAACATGTGCCTACTATGCTGACAGAACAGAGAGTTGCAGATATCAACTCCATTCTTTCCATGATCTCGACCAAGTCAGGATTTTCACAGGGGCAGTTTGTTCTTGATCGGAAAACTGGCATTGCTACAGCTACCGAGATTGAGAGTGACGATAGTGAGACTGTAGAGACAATCACAGATATCCGGAATGCACTTAAAACAGCTATTAAAGATCTGGTGTATGCGCTGGATAAATACTGTGATGTATTTTTCAATATGCCGAGCGGGTACGTCAACGCACTGGATGAAAGCGTAGCGGATGAAGATATATTTTATTTTAAGGATTTGCTTGCATCATTCGAACAGGACCGCACCAGAGCATACCAGCTGATGATGAATGGTGTATACAGCAAGCGCAAGTATCTCAAAGAGTATGAGGGATTCAACGATCAGGAAATTGATAAAATGTTTGCCGAGCGTGACGAAGAGAACGCCAGCCAGAGCAAAGAAGGGTTATTTGGAGAGGAATAGACATGCAGTATAACCAAACTGTGGGATGTGCAGATATCCACATAGATACCAAAAGAATAGACAATAATATACGGAATGCGCAGAAGTTGTTGAATATGCAGATAGTTGCAGATTGTGATGAATACATACCAATGGCACAGGGAGCCTTGCGAGGATCGGCAAATTATCCGGATGGCATATATGGCGGACAGGTGGCATGGAATACCCCGTATGCACATTACCAGTATATGGGGGAGCTGTACCTCACGGAAGACGGCCGATCTTTTGCGAATAAGGGAGAACGGAAGTACCCTACAGGGATGCCACTTGTACAACATACTCCTGGAACTACAGACCATTGGTTCGAGCGGGCGAAGGAAACACACGGAAAACAATGGCTTGAACTGGTAAAACGAGAGGCAGGAAAAGGATAGATGCTTACACCAGATTACTTTTATGGAAAATCTGACAAGTTAATAGAGATGTACCAAGAGTTGGAAGATTGGATACTACAGGACATTGCCATGCGTTTGGTGGAATCCGAGAGCCTATCCGGAACAGCAGACCGCGAACTGTGGAAACTGCAACAGATGGGATTGCACCGGCAGGAGATTGTAAAACGTATTTCGGAGTTGACAGGCAAGAGCCGGAATGAAGTGCGCCGGTTGCTACGAGAGAGTGTGCTTACTTCATTTTCGGATGATAAGGGCGTGTTGGAGCGTTTGGCAGATGTGCAGCCACCACTACAAAATAACATGGTGATCGCTGCCATGAATGCGGAAATGATGAAAACTTTTGGCGAGTTGAGCAATCTTACAAACACGACCATCGACCAATCACAACGGGATCTGCTGAATCTTCTGAACGAAGTGGATTTTCGTGTGGCAAGTGGGTTGCAGTCCTACAGTAGTGCAATATGCGAGGTATTGGATAGGTATGCAGAAAACGGTATGCGCGTGGATTATCCAACCGGTTCCCGGAGATCGTTGGAAGCAGCCGTGCGCTGCTGCATAGTAACTTCGATGAATCAGACAGCTGCACAGGTTACGAATAAGTATATTGTGGAAGCTGGGGTAGAATATGTTCTGGTGTCCGCGCATATGGGCGCCCGGCATGACAAGAACAACCCTACAGGATTGCAGTCACATGATTGGTGGCAGGGGAAAGTATACAAGATTCGCGGTGCCGATCCGAATACGCCGAATCTACTTGAAGCGACCGGGTATGATATAGACCCACAGACCGGAGAGGGACATGTGGTTAATCCTCTGGGATTGCACGGATATAATTGCCGGCACTCACATAAGCCGTGGGATAAGTCCTTGCGCAATCCGTATGTGGATGCAGACGGAAACCCGAAAATTGATGTGCATGAGAGCCAGAAGTTATACGATCTGCAGCAACAGCAAAGAGCAATGGAGCGTGCCATTCGAAAAACAAAACGGCAGTTACTTGTGAAAGAACAGGAGCTGAAAGCATATACTGATGATGAGAACATCCGCGGAGATTATGATAAGCTGGCATACAAGCTCCGGATGCAGAACCGGAAGTATGGAGAATTCTGTGCAGAGAATGACTTGCAACGGCAGAGTGATCGCGTAAAGGTTGCCGGATTTAAAAAGCCACAGGCAGCCAAGGCAAACGGCAGAGCCACAGCATATGCAAACACACTTTAAATTAAATTGGTACAAATATTCGGAGGAAATGTAGTAATATAATATTGCAGATGTTTTCTAACCATTTGTGAACCTCCTTTTTATTCATAATCGTGGAAAGTGCCTTGAAATATAGGCACTTTTTCAATTTCTAAAATTGGTACAAATCTTTTAAAATCCCATGTTACAATAATATAGTAGAGAAACGGAGGTGGGGCATGGATAAAATACAGGCACTAATTGCAGAAAAAACAGAGCAGATAGCAAAGGCTATCAAGAGCGGTGCATCTGTGGAAATCCACGCTTCCAAAGACGGAATTAAGGTGTATGAAATAAGAAAGAAGGTACTCAAATGACAAAAAACAAGAAGTTCATTGTTATTGCTGTATCGTTATCTCTTGCCGCAAGTATGCTGTTTGCGGGATGTAGCGAAGCTGATAAGGCAAATTACAATATTTCCAAGCAGGCGGATTATTTCGAGTCCGAGAGAAAACTTACTGTTTACAATGCCAGAACTGATACAATCATTCTTGAAACAGAAGGTTATATGTCTATATCCAATAATGATAATGGGGAGTTGGTATGTACCGTAAAGACCGGGAAAAACACATACAAGAAGAACTATGTGTATTTGAATGAAAATACAATGTATGTTGTGGAAGATATTACTGGAACACATACGGATCCATACCACTACAAAATGTATTTCCATACCGAACAGCCTGTCAGTGTGGAAACAAAACCATAATCTTATATATGGCGCATAGAAATGGCTATGCGTAACGACCAAGCGGGGTCAGTTCCTTAGAGAGATCTAGGGTGCTGGCCCCGTGTTTTTTATTTCCGGCATTTGTTTGGTAAACCGCAGCTAATCAATCGGGAGCACTGCCGGGGGTTCGATTCCCTCAATGCCGACTGCCAGCTATGGATCAAATAGTAACTCATTCGTGCCGGGCTGACCGGATTAACAACTTTTAAGAAAGAGAGGAACTTTAAATGAATATTATCGACAAACTGAAATCTCTTGGTGTTGAGATTACACCAGAAATTGAAAAAGCGTTTCCCGGGGAATTCGTATCGGATCTGGAAGTGCAGAAGAAAAATGAAAAGATTACAACCTTGGAAAATGAGAAGAAAGATCTTGAAACCAAACAGGAGAATCTTGAAAAGGAACTGCAGACCCTTAAAGATGCCGCCCCGGATGCTGATGCACTCAATCAGAAGATTGCTGACCTGACTGCAACGCTTGAGAACGAGCGTAAGGAGCGCAAGGAGAAAGATGAGATCACAAGGCTTGACGGACTTGTGACAGATTTTTTCGCAGACAAGCATTTTGTCAATGCTATTACGGCGGATGCAATCAAGAAGCAGCTCGTTGAGACGCTTAATTCTGATGAGGCGCGTGGTAAGAGTATTTCGGATCTGTTTGATGCTATCGTCAAGGATGAGAAGGGCAATTACAAACCGGATATCATCATTGATGATAAGACATTCAAGGCACAGCAGAACCGTAGCCAGATTGTCGGAAACAACATTGGCCAGCCGGACGGAGCAAAACTGTCTATGGCTGAACTTATGAAACTTAAGAACCAGAACCCAGATATGGATATCACACCATATCTGAGAAGAGGAAAGGAGAAATAGTAAATGGCATTATTTGATTTAGTTAATTTTAATGGCGAAGTATTTGATGCTGCGGTGCGTGAGACACCGAATCTTCGTTTGAATGAGCTGCTCCACTGTGGCGCGATTGTAGAGCGCGGCGAGTATGCTTCGATGCTTCCGGATCAGAAGGGCGGCAACTTTATCACAACACTGATTAAGGCGCGTTTATCCGGAAAGACCGTGAACTACGACGGTAAGACAAACATTACCGCAGAGGAGCGCGGAAACTATTCTATGGGGCGTATCGTTGTTGGACGTGCGCAGGGATGGACAGAAAAGGACTTTGTTTCCGACATTTCCGGTGACGATTATTCTGCAGCAGCAGGAGAGGTCGCAGAATTCTGGGATGATGTAGACCAGGATACGCTTCTTAGCATCCTTAAAGGTGCGTTCTCTATGGCTGCCGGAGAGGGAAAGAACTTTGTAACAAAGCACACCTACGACATTTCTGCAAATGAGGACGGTACTTTTGGTGCCACAACACTCAACACCGGTATGCAGGCAGCACTTGGTGATAAGAAAGCAAACTTTGCGCTTGTTATTATGCATTCCCGCACCGCCACTATTTTGGAGAACCTTAATCTCTTAGAGTACATGAAGTACACAGACGGAAACGGAATCGAAAGAAACCTTCCGCTGGCAACCTTAAACGGCAGAATCGTGCTTGTAGACGATACCATGCCGACAGAGGAAGTCAAAGAATCTTCTCCGGGCAAAGGAGATGGATATACAAAATATACTACTTATGTTCTTGGAAACGGGGCAATTGAGTTTACAAACTGTGGTGTAAAGGTTCCGTCCGAGATGGATCGTGATCCGGCAAAAAACGGTGGAGAAACAACTCTGTATACAAGACAGAGAAAAGTGTTCGCCCCATACGGCATTTCTTGGAAGAATACAAGCATCGTATCTCCAACAGCTGATGAACTGGAAACAGGAACAAACTGGGAGATTGCGCACAACAATTCTTCTGATAAGAATGCTACTTATCCTATCAAGGCGATCAATATTATGAGAATCATTACCAGAGGGTAGCAGGAAGGGGATTTCTGATGGGATATACCACATTTGATTTCTATAAAGAAAAATACTATGGGGATTCTGTCGAGGAATCCCTTTTCCCCAAGTGGGAAGACCGTGCCACCGATAAGCTGAATCAGCTGACCTACGGGCATATTGATGCTGCTGCAAAGGAAGAGTTTGACGAGCGCATCCAGAAAGCCACCTGTGCACTGGCAGATCTGCTCTATAAGATCGACTACAAGACGGCTCATGCGAATGATCCACAGGAGGGCAATGTAAAGTCCATGTCCAGCGGCGGTCAGTCGATCAGCTTTGGGACAAATGAAACTTTGGTGGATAAGGTGCTGAATGACAAGGTGGCACAGAATCGGTTGTGTTACGACACGGTATGCGAATACCTGTCCGGTACAGGATTACTTTATGCTGGGGTGGAGTGATGTTTTTAAAGAGATTATTTTGCAAGCACAAAATGATGCCGTATGCGTACATGGACGTTCGCACCCACAGCAACCATTACATCCGGAAACATATCTGGAAGTGCACAAAATGTGGAAAGGAGAGTTGTAACTAATTATGAAGAAATTATTTATTTCACAGCCTATGCGAGATAAAACCGATGAGGAAATCAAGGCAGAAAGAGACAAGATTATCAAAGCAGTCACGGAACGCTTCGGAAAGGTAGAGGTTATTGATTCGTTTTTTGAATCAGCACCACATGATGCCAAGCCATTATGGTTTCTTGGTAAGTCTCTGGAATTGCTTTCAACAGCTGACTGTGCTTATTTCGCAGAGGGCTGGAAAGATTACAGAGGATGCAAGATCGAGCATGAATGCGCTGTGCAGTATGGAATTGACATTGTAGGAGAATAAAAATGGGACTTGGTCTGTTTTACAACGACACGGTGACGCTGTTTAACTACTTCTGTGATCAGGACACCGAGGAAGAGAAGTGCTATCTGACCTTATTGGAGAATGTGAACCTTGTGGAAACCAAGGGCGCGAATGTAACCAAGAGCGGCATGGATAGCGCGGATGCTGTGAAGCTGTACATCGATTTTGCCCGCCTTGGCAAAATTGGAAAACCATACATGGAGCCGAAAGCATGGGATGCACTTCCAGACGATGAGAAGTCGAACTATATCACATTTCACCCAACAGATGATTTTTTCATTAAAGGAGATCATACCGACTTGGAGCTTCCAGAAGCAGAAGCCTATGGATGGGCGCATGACAATCTGGATTCTGTATACAAAGTTACGACAGTTGATAAATATGAGGATGTGATGCCGCATTTTGAGGTTGGAGGTGTGTGATGGGAGAAGTAGAAAAACTTACCATAAAAGACGCGGAAAGTGCGCAGAATGCGGTGCTGGATCTGATTTTGCAGTATCCGGACTTTCCCAAGACGTTTAAGGCAAGCAATAAAAACGTGAAGTGGAACAGTATCAACACTGATACTTCCATCGGAATTTACCCGCTGTCCGGTGCGCGGTATATAAAGAAATATGTGAGTGGCAGCTATACAGCACAGATGCCATTCCAGATTGTATACCGAAGTTCCCCGACAAGCAACAAAACATCCATTGATGCACAGATGGTTCTGGAGAATTTGAGCAAATGGCTGGAAGATACCGGGATTGAATTTGCTGATCCACACATGATATTACAGGAAATCGCACGTACATCTGTAGTCCTGCCAATTATGCAGGATGAAAAACAGATGGGTTACGGCGTAAATATGCAACTTATATATTTTTACAAAAAATAACAGGAGGAAATACACATGGCATTAGATCGTACCAACATGGTGTCCTTATTGGACATCGGAGCACTTACTGACTCTACAGAGAAACTTGCCGAGATGGGCGATGGCTATACGGAACTGACAGAGGACTGGGGGCCAAACACCGAATCTAAGCAGTACGTAAACATGAAGAATGCGTCCAATACAGTAAAGGGATATGCGTTTTCTATGACACCATCCCGCGAATATCTGTCTGATGATATGCAGACCGCAATTGACACGATGTTCAAGACATTCCCGACGGGGGATAAATGTAATACATATTATTACAGATATTACAAGACTGACATTAAATCCGGCACAGGTGATTGCATTCGCCTTCCGGTTACAGTTTGCCCATCAAGTACCGGTGGATCAGGTGGAGATACCCTTACATCATCTATCCAGATTAATGGTAATGGAGAAGTGGAACAGGGAACAATCACAATCGGTGCTGGCGGTACCTTTACCTGGAAGAAAAAGGAAGATGCTGCGAGTGCAGGATCAAAGGAATAGGCGTTAATCAAAAATTAACATATTCGGGGTGCGTACCTCTCTTTCGCGCCCCGGATTAAGAGAGGATGGTAATTTATGGCAGATATTAAAAATATTTCTTTTGATAATGGAATTAAGAAAATCGAAGTGAATGACGTGGACGGGAACCATATCACAACACTTTTGATCAATACGGCGGATGCTGCCACAGTAAAGAGATTTGTGGAGCTGGCCAATAATCTGGAAGATGTAGTTAATTCCGGTGAGGATAAGATTGCAGTCTACAAAGAAAAGTACAAGGAATACGAACATAAAGAGTTTGATGATCTTCCGGACGATGTGAAAACGAATATTATCGTGGATGCTTCGGACATGCACATTGGTATTCTGGAGGGAATGATCCGGGAAATTGATGCACTGTTCGGAAAAGATACCATTAAAAATATTTTCCATGAGTGCTATGAACTGAATGAGAATTTCGTGCCGGATGAAGACGCTCTGGTAGATTTCGTGAACACTGTAATGCCGGTGATGAACGAATTATTTAAGACGAGAACAGAAGCAATCCACAGGAAGTATTCTCCGAACCGTAAAGCACGGAGAAACAGACACAACAAGGGCAAAAACCAGTTAATTCAGGAACATAAGGACACAAAGAAGAATGAATAATGTTTTTCTCGATGATCTGCCGGAAGAGTGGCACGGATACAAAGTGAATACGGATTTTACAATCGGGATTCAGATGCTGCAGGTAAAGTATGATCGGGATCTGACGGATTACGAGAAAAGCGATATGTTCGTGTGGCTCATGTTTGCTGATGAAGATGAGAACGGGGAAGAGTATCTTCGGGATCATCCACAGGGGAAAGATCTTGGCGAATGTGTAGAGTGGTTTCTTTCCGGTTGGTTCCATGATAACCCGGACCCGGACGGGGACAAGACACGCGTGGTTGATTACGATGTTGACCAATGGCGCATTTATGCTGACTTCCGGCAGATCTACGGTATAGATCTTGCCACCCCGGATATGCACTGGTGGATGTTCTGCGGTCTGCTTTGGAATATGCCGTACAAGCTATCCAGTTTTTTACAGGTGGTATCGAAGCGGCAGGAGAAGCCCGACAACAATACATCGGCAGAATATCGCAAGGCATTGCGCAAGGCACAGAAGATCTATGCTTTGGAGCAGCCGGAAGAAAAGAGAGAGTACACGGCAGAAGAAAAAGCCAAAATTGACGATTATGATCGCATGATGGCAGGAATTCGCGGCAGAAAGTAGGTGAGCGGATGGCAGGTTATGATGGCAGCGTAAGGTTTGACACACAAATAAATACGAAAAACGCATCCAGCCAGTTGTTGCGTCTGGAAAACCAGATTTCTAAAGCTGCACGAAAAGCATCTGATCTTACCGAAAAAATGAGGGAAATGGAAAAGCATACCACCCCAACAGATGCTTATAAAAATTTACAAAACGATTTAGAAAAGGCAAATAATGAATTGCAGTCGTTGGTTAGCAATTCTAAAGAATGGGAAGATATTGGAATTACAAGTGGGCTTGCTTTTGACAAGTTAAGGCAAAAAATAACTGCAGCAGAAGAGAATGCCCATAAAATGACTGCCGAGATGGAACAAATGAAGGCAAATGGGACAGCGTTTATAAGTAAAGATGCAATCCATGCTACAGACGAATATAAAAAGTTGTCCTCTCAGCTTCGAGATACGAATGAACAAATGCAAGTTCTTGCACGCCGACACGAAGAATTGGCGGCGAAAGAGAATAAGGTTTCCGGCAGCGCCAAGAGCGCAGGAAAGAGCACGGGGAGCTGGCTTGACAATTTTTCGGAGAAAACCAGAAAAGCAAGCGGTTTGGTAAGTACCTTCGCGTCCAGAATTAAAGGAGTTGCGTTATCCTTGTTTGTATTTAACTGGATAACGCAAGGATGGAATGCCATGATTTCTGCCGTAAAAGACGGTACCCAGAATATGGCAAGGTATTCTAGTGATGTGAATGCAAAAATGTCGGCTCTTGTGAGTGCGGTAGCAACTCTTAAAAATGCATTCGGGGCGTTAGCTGCTCCGATTATCAGTGCAGTCGGACCGGCACTCACCTACCTTATAAATATGCTTACAGCTGCAATCAATAAGGTAAACCAGTTTATATCAGCACTGACAGGAAAAAAGACTTGGACGAAAGCCACTACCCAAACGAAGAATTATGCAGCTGGACTTGATGCGGCCGCCTCGAAAGCAGATAAGGCTACGAAGGCGGCGAAAAAATTAAAAGGGCAGCTACAATCGTTTAACGAGCTGAATGTAATAGATTCCAATAAAGATTCCGGCTCCGGAGGCTCCGGTGGTTCTGGTGGCTCCGGTGGCGGTGGTGGAGTAGGCGATCTGTATGAAGAGGTGCCAATTGACCAGAATATTGCTGATCTTGCGGACAAAATCAGAGAAGCAATTAAATCCGGAGATTGGGAAGGCCTTGGAGAGACTATAAGGCAGGAAATCACAGATACCATAGGGAAAATCCCGTGGGATGAAATATATAAGAAAGCTGAAAATTTCGGAACTGGTTTTGCAAGTTTCTTGAACGGCCTGTTTTCCGAGGACAAAAAAGGAAACAGCGTATTTACAGCCACAGCAGATGTTATAGCCGGAGCACTTAATACAGCTATTTTTGCATCACTTGGATTTACAAATAAATTTGATTTCAAGACATTCGGAAATAATGTGGCGCATGGATTCAATGAATTTTTCCGGAAATTTAAGTGGAAGCATTGTGCAGAAGCAATAAACGGATGGGTTGATGGATTCTGGCAGTTTGTGATTGGATTTTTCAGTGGACTAAGTTGGAAAGACATTTTTAACGGATTGAGTACATTCCTTAGTTCGTTAAGTTCTAAAAGCATAGCCACAATTCTTGGGGCTGCAGCTATAAATAAATTTGGAAAATCAATGGGTAAATCCTTGAAGAAATCTGTAAGCGATTACTTCAAGGACAATGGTTTAAATTTGACACTTAAAGATGCTGCTCTTGCTATAGGAGTAATGACAGTTACTTTTACCGTATTAAAGTTTTTAGATGAAAATGATATTCCGTCAAAGATTATTAAGTGGATAAAAGATTTGCCAAAAAAGATTATGGCTCCGTTCGGAAAATCTAAAGGGTGGGACGGAAAAGAAATGAAATTATCCATTCCGATTTCGGCTGTATTTGATAACATTTCCTTTAAATTAAAACACATTAAAATGAGCGATATTCTCGAAAATGTGTTTAATTTTGATGAAGCTGGCGGATTCTTCTCGGAAATGAAGAAAAATTTTGAAACGGCATTTGATGGAAACCGGAAAGACATAATGGATATGGGAAGCTATATCTTTGAGGGCATTATGGATGGATTTGCCGGAGCTATTGCAGCCATTGCAGAACCGTTTGTTGATTTCTTTAATTGGGTTGTTAATGGAATAAAAGATGCATTCGGTATCCATTCTCCTGCGAAAAAAATGAAACCACTCGGAGCAAATATTTTCCTTGGTGTAATTGATGGTTGGAAAGAAAAGATAAAATCATTTAGCTTTTCGAAGCTGGCAAAGGAAGCTCTTAAGTTAATCCAAAAAGGATTTAATGGTGCAAAATCTGTAGTGAATGTTGCGATTTCTTTGATAAAAAAAGGCTGGACTACATTAAAGAAATTTGTCGGAGAAATAGGGGCGAAAGCTTTTTCTCTTGCAAAAAAAGGCTGGACTACAGTATCAAAATTTGTTGGAGAGATCGGCAAAAAAACATTTTCTCTTGCAAAAAAGGGCTGGACTACAGTATCTAAGTTTGTTGGAGAAATTGGTAAAAAAGGCTTTGGACTGAAAAAGGATGGCTGGACTACCTTAAATAAGTATGTAGGAAAGCTGGATAAAGTAGCCGTGAAATTATATAAGAGCGGTTGGAAATCAATAAACAGCTTTGTGGGAACCACGGTAAAAGTTGGAATCCAGTTGATAAAAGATGGATGGAGCAGTTTTAAGAACTGGCTAGGAATTGGAAATGATAATTCTTCATCGAAGAAAAAACCATCTAAGAAAGCTGGCGGCGGCATCTATACCGGTGGAATGTGGCATAACATAGCACATTATGCAGTCGGAACTGAGAACGCACCGGCAGGACAGCTTTTTATCGCGCGTGAAGCAGGACCGGAGCTTGTCGGAACAATTGCAGGACATACGTCCGTTATGAACAATGACCAGATTGTGGCATCTGTATCGGATGGAGTTGCGCGTGCGGTACGATCTGTAATGGCATCCGGAAATCAAAAAGTAAATGTTCTGTTTAAAGTGGAAGGAGATCCGAATGGAATCTTCCGTGTGACGCAGCAAAAAGCCAATGAATACTACCGGGCAACCGGAAACCCAGCATTTGAATTTTAGGAGGTGGATTGAATGGGATACGGTGGCTATTTGATTAGAGTCGGAAATTATACAGTGCCGTTTGACTGTATACTGGCCAGTACATTTCAATCTCCTCTGTTGGGGCAGGATAAGGATTCGTACAATGATGATAATGGAAAATTGCATAGAACGGCATTAAAGAACCAGGTACTTAAGGCAGAGTGGCAGACTCCGGCCATGAACGAAAAGAAGTTTAATGCATTTATGAGTAACATAAATAAACAATATGTGGAGCAACGGCGCGAAAAGAAATGTCTTGTGGCGGCATGGTGTCCGGAAATTATGAAGTATGTGACTATGCATTGCTATGTTCCGGATATTACTCCGATAGTAGCATATGCAGATGAAAAAACGATTGAATATGACGGCTGGCGAATTGCTTTTATCGGATATGGAGGGAATATTTTATGATAAGCGGCAAAAATAAGCAGCTCTATTATGAGAGTTCCATAGACAAACAATTAAATATAGAAGTAATCGGAACAAAACATGTGATTGATAATTCCATGAGAGAACAGGATACGTTCGCATTGGCCGAAACTCTGAATGACGGCACGGAATTGAAGTTCGGTTCTTGCCTGCCGAACCAGATTTCTTTTACCGGACGTGAGGTACCAATTGCCACAAAAGGCATGAAGCTACGTGTGGCGGAAACTCTGGAAGGGAATGAGAATGATCCGTTTGTGTATGGCACATATACGGTACAGTCAGACACGCCTACCGCAGACCGGACGAAACGCCAGATCACAGCGTATGATGCCATGTACGATATTATCAACGCTGACGTGAAAAGCTGGTATGATGGATTGACATTTCCAATGACTCTTAGGCAGTTCCGTGACAGCTTTTTTTCGCATCTTGGAATTGAGCAGAAAGAAGCAAGCCTTGTAAATGATGAAATGACAGTAAATAAGACATTGACCACTACACAGGCAGAGGATTCCAGTGTGACCGCAGAAGCTACGATAAGCGGCAAGACAATCATCGAAGCGATTTGTGAGATCAACGGGGCATTTGGAAATATCGGGAGAGACGGTAGATTTGAGTATGTGATTTTAAAGGCGATTACATCTGCACTGTATCCGGCAGAAGATCTGTACCCACGGGAAGATCTCTTCCCATCGGATGCAAACACCGAAAGTATGACTGGGCATTATATCACATTTGACTATGAAGCGTTCCAAAGCCAAGCAATAACACAGTTGGAGATCCGGGCAGATGATTCTACTGCCGGGGCTATTGTGGGAACATCTGGAAACAATTATGTTATTTCCGGAAACTTCCTTATAAGCGACAAGACCGGTGCTGAAATGAAGCAGATTGCGAATAATCTGTTGCCAGTAATTGCACAGGCAGAATACACACCGATTAAAAGTTGTACATGCGTTGGTAATCCGTGCCTAGAGTTGGGAGATCCGATTCGTTTCAACACTTCCAGGGAGATTGTAGAAACATACATCTTACAGCGCACCCTTACAGGAGTGCAAAGCAAACGCGATTCCATTGTTTCAGCAGGAACAGAAACCCACGCCATGAAAAATCCAACTACACGGGAGACGGTGGAAGCATTAAAAAGACGTACCCATATTTTGGAGGAAAGTGCAGACCATCTTCAATCCACGTATGAGGATTTAGAAAAAAATACCTCTACGAGATTCGAACAGACGGATGAACTGATTGCTACAGAGGCAAAGCGTGCTACAGATGCAGAGGGCGAATTGGAGTCTTCGTTTAAAGAAACCGCCGGTTCTATTCAGATGGAAGTGGACAGAAAGGTCGGAGAAGATGAAATCCGAAGCAAATTCGCCATGAGCCCCGAGAATGTGGATATCGAATCCGGACAAGTAAATTTTAAGTCAAACACGCTAACCATTGATTCCACCAATTTTCAGCTTGATGAATATGGAAAAGCGACAATTGTGGATTCGCTGAATTTTAATTCAACGGCGCTTGGTGATGATATTGCAATTATCGGGCTTGACGGAAAAGGTAGACCTATGCTGCAAAACATACTCATTGACCTAGACACTGTAACGGATTCAAACTCGGAATCCTTGGCAACCGAAAGTTATGTTGACGATTCGCTGAGTGACTACGCAACCAAAAGCGAATTGCCAAGTGGGTATTTTACAGATGTAGACTATACACTTAATGATAGCTCTACAACCAAGTATTCGCCTAGACATTTTAAGAAAGTGTCTGATTTTGGTTCAAGGGAAAGTACCATAGATATCGAGGGTCTTTTGATTTCTATTCCGAGTTCCGATAAAAGGCTGAAAAATA